TTAGCCTTGCAGCAGAGACAGAACCTGCTGAGGAACTTGGTTAGCTTTAGCCAGAACAGAGTTACCTGCCTGCTGAACAATCTGAGCTTTAGACATGTTGGACACTTCGGTCGCATAATCAGCGTCCTGAATACGGGACTGCGCTTCAGACAGGTTAGTAGTGGTATTGTTCAGGTTGGTTACCGCAGAATTCAAACGGTTCTGTACAGCACCCAGAGAAGAACGGAATTTGTCAATCTGAGAAATAGCCTGATCGAGTTTTTCCAACGGATTCGTGGTTGCTGTGGAAGCCACTGCGGTTAATGCTGCACCATTTTTGAAATCGTGACCGCTGACTTGATCTGCTGCATAATTTTTACCGCCCACATTAACAACGGCAGTTTGTTTATCAACTCCACCTAATTCAACAGCACCAGTAGCAGTTGCACCAGTGGAATCGGTGTATTTAACAGTGTTAACATCAATGGTGGTATTATCAGCACCGTTGTAGTCAGTCTTATACAATTTACCATTGTAAGAAATTGCATATCCAGCGTCAGTGACATTACCTTGAGAATCGGTAGCTGAAACTTTAACTAAAGAAGTATTCGCACTCGTCGCACCTGTAACGTTAGCACCAACGAGAGTCGCGGCTGCAGCTGTAGTATTAATTGCCGTACCAGTTTGAATTTCAGTTACAGTACGGGAACCTACAGGAATACTACCTACAGAGGTCCCTAATGTTGAACTACCTGCTGCCGCTGTTACTTCATGGACACCATTCTCCGATGAATTCGCCGAACCCGAGATTGTTGTATAGTACTTACCAGTTATGTCATCGAAGGATACGGCAGATGCAGTTGCACCTGCACCTAAAGTAGCAACGTTGATTGCGCCAATAGCGGTACCAGAATCGGCGAAACTACTTTTGACAGCAGTAGTTGTTAATGTTGAGGAATTCTGAACATTAAATCCTGATAAACCTAATGTTGAAGAATCGATCTTTTGTAAATCAATATCAATAGTCTGCCCATCATTAGCACCAACCTGGATAGACATTGTCCCGTTTTTGGCCAGTACGTTCACGCCGTTAAACTGAGTCTGACCAGATACTCGGTCAATTTCACTTAAGCGGGATTTGATTTCATCCTGGATGGAAGTCAAATCTGAATCGGAGTTGGTACCGTTCTGCGCCTGAACAGTCAGTTCACGAACACGCTGTAAGTTGTTGTTGATTTCGGACAGTGCGCCTTCGGTTGTCTGCGCCAGAGAGATACCGTCGTTTGCGTTACGTGCAGCCTGAGTCAAGCCTTTGATGTTAGAGGTGAAGCGGTTAGCAATCGCCTGGCCCGCTGCGTCGTCTTTAGCGCTGTTGATACGCAGGCCTGAAGACAGACGTTCGATGGCTGTAGACATTGCCGACTGGTTTTTATTGATGTTGTTCTGAGTGATCAGCGAGAGGCTGTTGGTATTAATGACTTGTGCCATGATAGTAATTCCTGTTTGACTGAACTTAATTTAAGTATACGGCTTCCACCATTAGGCTCCTGCGCCGCTATGTTCACTATCGGCAAAGTACTCTGGACCTTTAGAAGAAAAAGTGAAAAATCGTCCCCATCTACTTTCAGACACCAAGCGAAAGAGGACTGTATGCTTGTGATGCATTGTGATAAGTTCGTTCCCCCCCCTCAACCCACCACGATAAAGCCACATAATTCAATATGTTGAGCGTCGTAAGTAAACTATCTCGTTTGACAGGCCGGCTCCCTCTTCTAAACCTCTAATCTCTTCATTTCTCAGCACTCAACAAGCCAACATAACCCCATGCTCCGATGATAAGACCTATACAAGGCAAAAATGCTTAGCTACCTCATCGGACGCCACCTTGGTTTATCTGTCTTTTTTAGTAGGTGTTTGAAAGATGGTTTTACATTACAGTTATTCTCTGTCTAATACATGAACCGGAGATTTGTTCAATGAATGTTTCTGCCCATTTTGTTATAGTCTTAAACCTTGCATGCGCTGCTTTATTATTCACTCTGCTCAATGCCCGGTTTGATTTATTCTGATCAGGATCTCATTTTACTTACTTGAAATCCCTCCTAAGATTCATGCAAGTACATTTCTTAAATCCGATCGAGTAGTCAATCGACAATCATCAGGGAGAATAATGACTTGATAAAGGACGTGCTCATAGACCATCGCCCTAACCTTCCATACACAGGTGGGTATGTAGTGTATGAACCCCCGTCCAACTAGTTCCTTCCGATTACCCTTAAAGCACTTTTCATGGTGATGTTTTTCCTTGTTACATATTTGGATGCTTGTTTTAAGGCATTATTCATTGCTATTACAGTCACAGGTCTAGCCAGCCCTTTAACTCGATTTGATCTACTCTGGAAAACATAAATATCAGAAGGATTGCAATCCTTTCTGTACGCAATCAACTTAGAAAGCATTAAATTTAATCTAATTGTTCGTGGCTCAAATTTTGGAGTTCCAGCCAAGTGCAGCATGTCATCTTCGATATCGGAATATCTAATAGTAATAACCCTGCTACCTTCAGCACGGAGAGAAAATAATGTTAACCATAAGTCTGCCCATGTTGATGAGATCTTAGACAACCCAAAGTGAATAGCCCTGAACTCTTCAGGTGTTATAGAATCTGTTTTTGCCATGAAGACCGCCAATGCTCAACCTAACCACTTACCAACATTTCAACAACTTTATTACATTCCTTCAATACTTTATTACGAAAATTGGATTAAATGTTTAAAATTTTTTCCTCTGCCACTACCGCGCCGGAAATTTCTTATACAAGGTGCACACCGCAACGTCGTAAATAATCGCCACCTGCTTTCTGTCCACTCCGTTTGCGATCAGCCTGCCAGCCTGCGTCCATTGCTCAGGGGTTAACTTTGGCCGTCTGCCGCCTATGCGCCCTTTCTCCCGGGCTGCCGCCAGTCCTGCCCGGGTGCGTTCCACGATTAACTCCCTCTCCATCTCGGCCAGGGCTGACATGATGTGGAAGATGAAACGACCCATTGGGCTGGAAGTGTCGATGCTGTCCGTAAGGCTTTTGAAGTGGATGCCGCGCTGCCGGAGTTCGTCCACCAACAGTACCAGGTTCCGCATGCTTCGCCCGAGGCGATCCAGCTTCCACACCACCAGCGTATCGCCCTCATTCAGCGTTCGCAGAAGCTTTTTAAGCGCTGGCCGGTTCGCTACCGTCCCGCTCATTTTTTCCTCAAAAACCTGTTCACATCCTGCGCGTTCGAGAGCTTGTCGCTGAAGATCTGTGTTTTGGTCATTTGTTGACACCCTTACGTAGCCAATTTGCATATTTTTCACCCAATATTTTCTGCAAAAAAATCAGGTGAAGTTATCGGCATGGCTGCCGCAGGGCAATCTATAAAACGTCGGTTTAGACAAAACAGTAAATATCGAAGGAAACCAGTCCATTTCAGGAGAGAAAAACTTCACTGGCCCTTTGAAAATTACCGCAGCCTATCCACAAATTACTTTATGGGCGACTGCCCAGCCAAACGGCACTTATGGTCGGGTAGTTACATTCGGTAGTGAGGGTAACAAAGCCTTCATTGCTGCACGGCAATGGGAAGGCGGAAATAACACTTGCGTGACCTATCTGCCCACTTTTAAGGACGGTTATTTCACATTCTGGACAACCTCAAATACGACAGTAACCTCTGACGGAACCATTAAACAGGCTTCTCCCATTGCCAGAATCGTTAAGTCTCAGGGAGAGAACCGGCGTACGGATATTGAAAATGATGGATTCACATGGTGCGGCTGCGGCACGGCTAACGCCGAGGCAGAGGGAGTATCCATTTCTCGCCTTGACACGGGGGTTTACGAACTTACTGGTTCGGCAGGCCTGGCATCGGAAGGCTGGCAATTGCTGCCGCCAATGGACCCGGGTGGAATGGGAGAACTGGGTGTAGTTGAAGCTGAGCAGACAGAAAGCGGCGGACTGACTATCCGCCTGTTTAAGCGGAAATACATGCTGAGCGATGATGGTGAGATCGTCAAAACAAAGGGGGCTCCTATGGATGTTCCGGCCAACAGCTGGATCGACGTTCGACTCGACATGCCAGAGGATAGCATCTGGAATACAAGATCTTCTGAAGCTTCTCTGGAACTGACAGAGCAGCCAGCAGTCATTCAGCCTTAAAAATTAATAGGCGAACCCAAATTGATCTGCATTCCATTTGAAACTACTGTATATAAACACAGTAATAAAGGGAGTGCAGATTATGCCCCGAATTTCAGATATTCAGGCCGCCTTTATTGCGGCCATAGAGCTTAACCCAAAGGGCTACCGCTGCCTGAGAACAGACAGCTTTATAGAAAAGTTGCGTGGTTTTAACTGGCACTTCACCCGAGCCGACGCCAATGCATGGATAGAGCGCAATCAGCCAGGCTTCGCTGACAAGACGACAGACGGTAGCGACAACAGGTACTGGATCCTGCGTAACATGGGGAGAGTTCTCTAATGGGATTTCCTTCACCAGCAACAGACTACATTGAGCGCCGACTAACCCCAGCAATTCTGTGCAATATGGGGGCTGATAGTAGGGTGCTTGAAACGGATGTGGGGTTTGCGGTCATAGAGCCAGCAACGAAAAAGACACCTGGAGATGTGTTGTTAATTTTGTGCGACGGTCACACGCAGTTTGCAAAACTGATGGGTAAGTCACTTATCACGGATGATGGCGAGGCAATAGAGGGAACCGCTCTGGAAGAGGTGGAAGTGTTGGGCAGAGTGACGTTCTTCATCAATCGTGTAAGCGATGACGACGGCTGCCCGGTGATGTGATGGGGCATGGGTGGGGCATAAAGTTACCGCGAAACGACGTTAGTTCATTGCACATGACAAATCGTATCGCGGCAACATAGCAGAAGTTACCGCATATCAATCCAACATCAAGCCACTTCGTTAAAAGACTTAATAGTCTCCAGATGAATCATGATTGAAGTGATATTAATATGTTAAATCAGATAGTTAAGGTTATGCGGTTTTTCTATGGGGCATCGGTGGGGCATTTTGAGTAAATGATGCGTTCAAAATGCCCACCTGGTCATGGTTATTCTCGGTCATCCATTTACCGTAAACCGTGAATAGCATTTGCGCTGACGAATGGCCCATCTGGTGCGCAACGAAATTTGGGTTCGCTCCGGCGACCAGTGCCCAGCACGCATATGTGTTCCTGGTTTCATAAGACCGTCTTTGTCGGACGCCTGCACGACGCAGGGCAGTGCGCCAGGCTGAATTAATGGATCCGGGGACGTAGCACATCGTCTTCTTACCGTTCATTGAAGTAATGGACGGCGAGAATATAAAGGTGCATTCATCGGTTCTCTTTTTTTTGTATTCCCGTAGGCTGATGCTTACCTTGTGGGATGCCATCATTCTGGTCAGTGGCATTTGCGCCTTGAGTGCATCAATTGCTGGCTGGGTCAGCTGTATTGTTCGAATCCCGGCGTTGGTTTTTGGCAGGGTGAAGTTTCCCTTCAGGGAATAGTTCCGTGACACTGTAACAGTCCAGTTGACAGTATCCACATCCTCCCAGGATAACGCGCTTAGTTCGCCATGCCTGACGCCTGTATTTACCGCAAAGATAACCATATTCTGAAACTGTAGCGTTGGGCAGGCCGCAACCACTCTCTGATACTCATCAGAAGTAAGAGGATCTGGAATGGGTCTTTCTTTTGCGAGAGGGGTAATACCTGCCATCAGATCGGTTTTCAGGTAGCCACTTTTGAAAGCAAAGCTCAGCATCCCGCCAAGGCATGCCATATAGCTATTGACTGTAGGAACGCTTCTTCCCTTTTTGGGTGGATGATTTAGGCCATGTCTGGTCTTCTGCCAGCCGTTCAGTAGCTCCTTCCTGGCACTAAGGATATCTTCAGTGTTCAGGCTGCCGATATACCTGTGCTCACCAATTGTTTCGATAGTGGTTGTGAGGTGGCAATCGTAACGCCTCAACGTCCCGAGGCTAAGCTCCATCTCTTTAAGCCCAAGCCATTTCGATTTCAGTTCAAGTAGTGAGATTTGCTTTCTGACAGTGCTGAATTTCTCTGCGTTCGATGAATCAGGGAATTGCGAGGCATAATTGAATGTGCCTGTCTTTATCGCAAAGCAGACTGAAGCCCGAAGTTCGCCTGCCATTTTCCTGTTTTTTGGCGTGTCAGGAACGCCGAGATTTTCCCTGACACGCTTCCCCTGATATATGAACCATATGCGTAACGATTCGCCATGAACCTCTACGCCTGTTGGGTATGCTGCCATAATCATTCCTCGTTTGATGTGCCAAAGGACATTTAAGCAGATATTCTCCGGCGTTTCGCTGGGCTTTGGTGCTCGATCCAGTGGTTTATCTCATCGCGGTTATACATGATTGGGCTGTTTTGCTTAGGTGCCATATCAGGGGCAACATGGCGATAATGCTTTCCCTCCATCCAGGTAGACCGGCGGGCATGCTGAATCATGTGCTTTGACATGCCGGTTGTCGCAGTTAAAAGTTCCTCTGTGACCCATTTATTCGGTACCAACTGAATAATGTCGCTCATGGTTTTCTCCAGGCAAAAAGAAGCCGCCCGTAGGCGGCAATAACATCAAGGGATGTGAGGCAGTGCTTTCGCACCCAATAGCCAGCTCATAACTGGCTATAAGTTGCGTCAGTGGAAGCTAATGCAGCCATTGTTCGAGGCCATTTCCATTGCTGACTGCCAGTGCTTGTATTGCTCGAAGAAGAGGCTGCCGATCTCTTCAGCCTTGTCATGGAAGGTTTTAAAATCAGCCAGTAATTTCGTCGCAACAGCTGTGCCAATAAATCCTTCGCAGTCACTGAAGTTGATCAATTCATAGAATGGGCCGCTATCGGAGTTGAGCACACCACCAAAATGGTTAGCTTCTTTTCCATGTCCACTCTCATATTCACCAACCGGGTAGCCAGCAATTTCTGCAAGCTCGTTACGCCACCAGTAATAGCCGCCATAACCTACGCCGTGACCTGTGCAGTCTTCATATGTATAAACAGCCCCATCGACCAGCTCATCCGCACGACCCGGGAAGCTTGGGTTTTTCCAAACGTGAAAGTAATACGCTTCTACCACCTCTCCATTGCTGTTATAGATAGCCTCGCCATCATCATTCAGATGAGCGTCCAGGCGCTTAATGTTGCTGTACGCAGTAATGTCTAATCCCATAATCTCTCCTCATGCCGCACGCTGGGCACGCAGCGATTTAATGTGCTCGCTCGTCTCCAGTTCGGCGCGTATGTGCGTCGCCTCACGGTGATCGAGGTGTTCGAAATCGTTATTAAAGCGGTCGATTGAAGCGGTGTTGATACGGCCCTGTCGCCAGTAGCGGACTATCTGTGATGTGCAACTGTGGATTATGACGGGCCAACCGTGCTGGTCAGCGTAAATCTGACCCCGTTGAATTAGCTGGAACATGGGGCACCACCTTAAATTCGATTACCCAGACCCAAGGGTTGTGTTTGAAGCTTTGATCCGGATAGATGCTGTCCCATAATCCGCGGAACCACAGCCATTTATCCATGGTCCCGCCGTAAGGCGCAGGATTTGCCGGATAACCTTCTTTTCCCGCTTCTTCATCGCTGACGCTGGCTAAGCGCTCCACTCGCACGCCGGTAATCTCCAGAGTTAGGCGACTGGCCCAACGCGGCATGTGAATTGAAGGTGTCCAGCGTATTTCATCAGCCGGAGGCACATTCTCGTAATGAGTTGGAACGTGCTCAGGGTAATTCGCGCGATAAAGTTTCAGATCCGGCGCGCTGGCCCCAGCCTCTGCCCACGTCTCCCGCACCCAGATGCGATCGCCGACGGCACCGAAAGGGCAATTGAAAATGCTGCTTTCTCCGTAATGTCCGTACCACTGAAAACCACCGTCCACGCTTCTGATTAGGGCTGGGGTGTCGGGGTAATCTCCGGCAGGCTGGTTTTTCATGATGCGCCGCGTCTGCGTCTTCCGGCCGTCGAGGATGGCGCGCACCATCTCGCCGTTAAAAATCATTCCGCGCTCTTTCACTGGATCCCCCTCTGCTTATTCCTTAGTTCGATAACACCCTGGCACTCCGCGCACGTCTTGCAGCCGGGAACGGCAGCGCGCCGCGGCTCTGGAATTGGTTCGTCGCATTCTTCACAATGTTCAGCTGATACGGCGTTGCGGTCGATGCGGTGAGAGGAAAGGGCAGCGTTACGCTGAAGCTCTTCAATCTCTGCTGCGGTATCGATGATGTCGGCCATGGTCAATGCTCCCGGAACTGTCGGTTAATTCGGTTGAAGGTGAACGCCAGCAATAAAAAAGGCCGCTTTAGCGACCTGGTGATTAGTGCCTTCATGCGGCGCGCTCCGCCATTATTTCGGCCTTCTGCTCATCGTTGAGCATGTCGTCAGAGACGATCGCCACGCGATTGCTGGCGCTCCACGAAACTGGAGCACTTTCTTTCAGCGCCTTATTCAGCGCCTCAGCAGCATCACGCACAGCTTGCGGCAAGCAGTAATAGTCATCACCATCAGGCATTATCTCTTCGCAGTGCTGCTCCAGATCGAACTCCGGCGGGTAGTTAGGCTCGCAGATCATTAACTGCAATTCACTCGGCAGCAGGGAGTGCTCATAGCAATAGTCGGCCAGCGATTCAGCGTCGAAAAAGTACTGGTCATCATCAAAGAAAAC